TTGGTTTCCCCAATCAGATTGGCTATTTTGTGCTTGGATATGGAACACAAGACCAAGAAGGTCCTATTCCTTATATCGCAGTGCCATCGAAAGACACATTGCTTATTAGTCCTGCCTATACGATCAAAAACACGTTCCTTCCAGGGACCAGCGTTTTCTTGGTAGCACAGAACAATCCTCCAATCATCAGTCAAGATGGTCTGGACTATCCTTTCTACATCACAGACGTGGTTAGCGGTCGCGTATACGCTCAGGATCTCATCCTTAACGTGGCAGCTACAGGTATCAACATTCAGTTTATGATCCTTTATCCAAACGATATTGGTCTTGGCAAATGGGGAACCATATATTCAGAGAACCCAATCATTTGGGGCGAGGATCAATAATGGCAGTTCCAGTAATCCTAACCGGCGCTAACATCCAGGTTTACATAAACAATAAGCTGTACAAGCAGATTCAGGGTATTTCTTTCACTATTGACTACGGTGAGGTAGAAATTCGTGGAATTGATTCGCCATACCCTCAAGAGATTGCAAGCAATCAAATCAGCATCAAAGGTCAAGTTACGGGTATGCGCGTTAAGATGAGTGGTGGATTGCAGGCTGTAAGGATGAGACCATTGTTCAATGACTCAGCGGCGTCACCTTATGTGTCTTTTAGGGTGCATGATCGCGTGACTAGCGAAGATATTATATTCATTCCAAACTGCAAGATCACTCAAGAATCTCACCAGATCGTCACGAAGCAAACGTACAAGTTGAATTTTAACTTTACGGGCCAAGTTCCACTGATGGCTTTGGACAGATCCTAAAATCATCGCTTTTGACAGCCATTGCAAGAAGAATAGCGATCAACGCGATTGCCATTACGATGGCCTCTTTTAGGCTACTTTTTAGCTTTGTATCCATCGTGCATTTTCCTGGTAAGACTGTACCATAATGTGAAGGTGTTTTTGGCATCGGTAAGCGCCCTATGCTTTTCACCCTCAAATACCAGGCCCATTCGTTTCATTGAATCTGCGAGTCCGCCAGCATACTGGCCATCCTCGAATAACTGCAAACTGACATATAAAGTTTTGGCGTCTAGAACGCGCCAGCCCATGAAGTTTTCTTCTAAGTCGATCCTTGGAGCGTCGGGCATTTTTCGTCGAAACATCTCTGCATTACAAAATTCTTCGTAAAGAGCTAGACTATCGTTACGGACGCCTGAACCCCAAACCAACGGGTTACGGAAAGCCTTGTGTTTTTTATGGAAATCTTTTAGCAATGCCCAAGCTTCGACAATATTGGGCGCATTTTGTACGTCACGATCACGAATACCAGTCAAATCTGTGATGTACGGCTCAATAGGTTCGCCTGGATTCACATAAATATCCAGCGTACCATGCAAGGCCGCTGAGCGAACGTCGTAGACAGCCGCACCAATCTGAATGGTCTTCTTACTTGGTTGGTTGAATTCGCAGTCTAGAACCATTATTTTTCGCATAACTTCTTTCTATACGATGTTATTCTTTCTAAATACTTGATAAACTCGCCATATGACTTTGTTCCCTTAGCGTGATTGCATTCGCTGCAACAAGGAACGCAATTGGTGTCGCTATATCCCTTGCTATTATCGACCCTATCAATTCCATTTGCGAATATCCATTGTTGCTCTGCCCAGTCTGCGTGTAAACTTTTCTCTTTCCTAAACGAGCCATCGGTTTTGTGATATGCGCTATATTTCTTAGGAGCAATGTCACAATAGTGGCAATTGAGGGATACCATAGCCGAAAATTCCTCGGCAGTAATGGAAAATTGATGCCCTCTTCTTCTTGCGTCTGAACGGTATGAGCCAAATAAGGTGTTTCTAGAGACCTCTCCTGGCGATTTCCTCCACCGTGCGTTTCTTTTGTTCCTTATCATAGTCACATAATATCACGTTTTTGTAATTTTCTCCTAGTTCTTTCTGTATGTTGCGAACGTATTTAAGGTTTCTTGGCAATCCAAGTGCAACTTTAGACTCGTTGTACTTGCCAGCGTTATAGGCAGCGACGGCTTTGCACCAGTCGCCATACCTTACCTGCTGATAGCGCAGATAATTTGCCGCCCATTTTGCATTTTCTTTTGGATTTAGTAGACCTTCTGGCTTTCCTTCATAGCCAAGCATCTGTGCAGTCTCGTATTTGATACCGCAGATGCCGTAGGTGGGCGATCCACCGTCGTTGAACACTGTGATATTGGTTAGTTTGCTCTCATGGGTACAGATCGCAAGCAGGATAAGAGCTGAAGTCTTTGCTGTCTTTGCCGCAGACAGAATAATTTGAACATAATTCACTAATACCTCCATAATGAGAGTATACCACATCGGGGCGGTAGATGGAACTACCCAAAATGGTAGATTAAACTAGTGAATTTGCTAGATTTATCTAGCAATTTTGCAACATACTGTAATTATTGATGAAATCCTCGGTATATTGATTATTTTTCGGGCTTTTCCTGCTGTTTCATCAATCCCTTGACATTTTGACTATATTTCTGCGACTTGGTGCGATATTTGCAGTTATTACATTGCCTAAAGTACCAACTATCGCCAAGTTTGGAGTAAACCGTAATTTCTAGAAAGCCTTCGTTACACTCCCTACACTTCCACTCAGATTTGAGCATGTCCAGCATCTCCATTGTAGTAGTTTCACTATCCTCACGGGCGTAGTGTTCCTCAACAATATCGCGCACATAGGCATGTCTGTCCAAATCGAGCTTGGCCAGTGCCTTACGTAACCCTGCGTTTTCCCTCTTTAATTTTCGGTTTTCATGTAGAGCTGTCTGTAATCGATCATATTCTTTGCCGCCACGGATGTTTTTGCCCACGGGTAGCTCCTTGATAATTGATTGTACGTGATATAAAGGTTATGTGCAACCCCACAATCTTATATTGGTAGCACTTAAAGGGTCTAGGAGTCAAAAATGGCTGTTCAACGTCGCGTCAACTGGATATCGCAACAACGGGTAGATGTACCCGATGTTCGTTCTATAGAATCAGCCGCTTCCAACGATTTTGACCAACTAATCCAGGCTTTTGTCACTGGAACGTCACAGGGCTATGTCCTGCGTGGTTTCGAGATCGCAATGACCGGCGCTATCGGTGGCGCAGCTTCAGGCCTGAATTTGATCGTAGACCCAGGTGCCTTGATGCACATTTCGGCCAGCCAGTCTGGTACGATTTTTATGGTTCCCACTGGAACCGCCAATCAACAACTCAATAGTGCTACAAATACGACCGTCACAGGTGCCTTTACTCCCAACGCTATCAACTACGTTGGTATTGACTACTCTCGCTACATTGACCCTACGACTGACGCCCAGGTATACATTTGGGACCCGACCACAAATAGCGAAACTTCGCTGGTTGCTCCCCGCGCTCAGATCCTTGAATACGACATCATCATTTCGACTACTGTTTGGCCCTCGAACGTACTTCCTATCGCTATCGTCACGACTGACCCTGGTAACAATGTTCTCTCGATCACAGACTCTCGTTGGCTTCTGTTCCGCTTAGGAACTGGTGGAACTAACCCAAATCCTTTCTACGTTTATCCTTGGACTGCACAGCCTGAGGGACGTACTGAGAATCCTCCTACATCAACTTCTGACGCAGTGAATCCTTTTGAGGGCGGCGATAAGATGCTGATGAACCTCAAAGACTGGATGAATGCTGTCATGTCGTCTTTGCTGGAAATCAAAGGAACTACCTACTGGTATTCCATGGGTGCCGGTGGATCTATCTCGAACCTTCGTGAAGATCTGGGCAACACGGTTGTCACAGGCGCAGGTTCAATTGCACACGGCGTATTGCCAAATACTATTCCAGTTCTCACTACAACTGGTAATACTTCTGCAAACAGCAATCAACTGACCGCTTTAGCTTCCACAACGGGCATCGTTGTTGGTCAAGTGGTTATGGGCAACGGCATTCCAGAACAAACTACTGTTCTTAGCATCGCTGGTAGCACTGTCACATTATCTAAAGATGCAACGCAGAGTTTGTCAACTACTGCTGTTTCGTTCTACAGTCCAAACACTGTAACCGCTCCTGGTCAAGTCAACTGGGACCAAGGTATCTTCTTAGACGTAATCGGAACACGGTTAGCCTATGAATTCTTGCCCAATCCTTCGTCTGCAAATATTTTACTCGCTGACGATCAAGTAGCATACGTCAATCTCGTTCGCGGTGTTGCAATCACTCCAAACCTTATCTTTACAAGCGGCAGCGCAATCGTTCAATCGGTTGGCTCTGTATCTTGGACTTCAGGACTGGAATCAGGCGATTACGTTCGCTTAGGATCTGACACTGACGCTGGCTACTACGAGATCTCAACTGTAGATTCTTCTCTACCGCAAGTTACTCTGACAATTCCTTACGGCGGAGTATCCACTGGAGCATCGGGCGCTAAAGCTGTCTATGCTTTCGGTTCTTACGCTAACAGTCCTACCGCACAAGCTTCTGATCGCTACATTCACATTGCAGACCGCGATGAAGTCCCACAAACTGGGAATGTATGGTGGTTTTTACTTCGTGAAGATAACGGCGGGTCTGTTCCAACGGTTTACGTTCGTTTCATCGGACAAGAATTGGAACAAGGTGACACCAACGTTATCGGCGACGGTTTCCCTAAAGAAGTCCTGCAATACATCGGATCGCCTTCCGAGTACACAAGCTTACCTAACTACACTGCTGCTCTGACTCCTGGCGCTGTTCCTGAAGTATCACAAATCACGACTGGCGCTGAATCGACAATGAGTTCTGGCCAGTATTTCTACATTAGCTCAGCTGGCAATGCTAGACAATACTACGTATGGTTCACTCTCAACGGCGTGGGAACAGACCCAATGCCTGTTGCAAACCGTATCGGAGTAAAGGTAAATCTTACTACTGGCCAAACGAATGCGCAGGTTGCTAGTGCAATCGCCGCTGCTTTGTCTGGATTGGTCGCTGGAGATTTCAATACTAGCGTTACGTCAAACGTAATTACTGTAACCAACTCGTCTGCTGGCACATGCTCTCCTCCTTCCAACGTAAGCGTCAGCGCTCCATTTGCTATCGTCGTTACACAAATCGGTACAGGCGTAGGCAATAACGTCATCCATGACGGCGACAATTTGACTTTAGCCATCAAAGAATTGGACGAAGCTATTGGCGCAATCATTGCTAATGCGGATAATCCTAATTACGATGAGCCGCTGAGCGTAATCACTGGCGCTCCAGCAAATAGTAATCAGGTAACTGGTCCTATTAGCTCTGGAGCAAATCTTACTCTGCCAAACAATTCTCGTGAAAGCGAAATGGCCCAATACTACACGGTCGGTCTTGGATCGCTGATGGTATTCTTGAATGGTCAATACCTTGACTTGAATGAGAGTTCCTCTTCTAGCGTAATCGTAACCCATAACATGTCTGCCGGTAGCTATACTGGCGTAGTAGGACTTATATCTCCAGCTGGTCAAGAGTATGCGATTCAATATACTCCTACCGCTAATGCTGACTTGTCCTCGATACGATTCGCACTTTCGCAATCTCATGCTTCTGGCGTGTCTGGAAACTTGTTTGCAAATGTTAGAGCAGACGCTTCTGGAACTCCTAGCACGGTTCTTGGAACTTCGGCTAACGTATCTGCCACTGGAATTCCAAATGCCGTTGTTACTCCTATAGCCTTTACGTTTAGCTCCCCAGTTACGCTTGTAGCTGGAACCACATATTGGTTTACTTTGTCTGCTGATTCTACGTACTTTGCTAGTGCGTCTGCCGGTAACGAAGTAGTAATGCAAGCTCAAACTGGAAGTGGAACTCCATACCAGTGGGACATTTATAACGGAACTACGTGGACTTCTGTACCTAGCACTACGCCGTCTTTTGAATTAGATGGCACGACTACTTCTGGCGGATTCGATTGGACTGAAGTCGGTTCAGCTGGAACTCTATCTAATCTCATACAAATCAACCGAAACTTAGTTGTCGGTGACGTAGTTACTTTCAGAATCAACGTTGGTTCTGGCGGTGGATCTGGTGGAGGCGGCGGAGTCGGACCACAAGGGCCTCCTGGACCTGCGGGACCTGCTGGAGCAAACGCAGCTGGTGGACCAGTAGCAGTTAGCACTAAAACTTCTAGCTACACAGTTCTGTCTACGGATTGCGTACTGAAAGCGGATTGTACTTCTGGTGCAGTTGTTTTCACTTTGCCAACCGTAGCTAGCTCAACTGGACGAATCTTTTACTTGAAGAAAATTGACGCTACTTCAAATCTTATGACTGTCAAAGGCAATGGCGCAGAACTCATTGATGGAAGTAACGTTCAAACTACTTCCGTGCAGTGGACTTCCTTTACGGTTGTTTGTGACGGATCTACTTGGAGCATCTTGTAATGTCGTATACTCCAAACACTGTGGGTTCACAGTTTTATGGATCGGCACGGTCGCTAGCTAGCGGCTATGCCAATGGAACAGGAGCCACTCTAACTCAGAGTACGCCCGTTTCCGTCAATACGTCTGGTCAGATGATTCCTGTAGATATTACAAGTGACGCATCTGTAGCTGGACTTATCGGACTTGTCCAGCAGGACACTCCAACAACTGCGGTTGGTCTGGTTACTGATTCAGGACGGCTTGAAAATATTACAACGTCCTTTAGTGTAGGCGATGCTGTCTATATTAATTTTGACGGAACCCTTACAAACGTCAGACCCGATATAACGGTATCTGGATGGGTTTCCGGAATGTACATGGTCTTTATTGGTGTTATCGTTTCAAATCAATTTAATCCGTCCTTGAAAGACATCAAGATCTATCTGGACGTTATAGGTCAGTTGTAGGAACTGGCAATCTTTTAGTGATATAGGGAGTAAATATGGCATTACAAAGTAAGTTTTTACAATTAAGCACAGGCGCAGATCGTACATACGATGCTTCAGCCTCAGGAAATGGTCTTATCGCCGCAGCAATGCAGTTGAATGGATCTACTTCTGGAACCATCCAATTCTTTGCATCGGCAACAACTGCTTCGTATGCGGTTACATGGCCTGCTGCTCAAGCGGCTGGTGTGTTGACCAACAACGGATCTGGCGTTCTTAGCTGGGCAGCTGGCGGTAGCGTCACTGCGGTATCAGTAGCCTCTGCGAACGGTTTCGCAGGTAGCTCGTCAGGCGGTACAACTCCGATCTTGACGCTGAGCACCACTGTTACGGGCATCCTCTTTGGTAACGGAACTTCGGTTGCCGCTGCCGTCGCAGGTAACTTCCCTACTCTGAATCAAAACACGACTGGAACTGCGGCAAGTGTCACTGGCACAAACGTAGTTACGAATACAAACTTAGCTCAGATGGCCGCAAACACCATCAAAGGCAACAACACTGGTGCGACAGCAAATGCCGCTGATCTGACAATTGCTCAGGTCAACACCATGTTGGGAGATATCCTTGCGAATGGTTCCGTAGCTTTTGCTGCCAACCAATCAATGGGCGGTTTCCTCTTAAACAACTTGGCGAACGGTGTAGCTTCTGGCGATGCTGTTAACTTAGGCCAATTGCAATCGAGTATCAATGGTCTTTCTTGGAAAACCGTTGTTCGTTCTGCTACTACTGCCGCTTTGCCTGCAAACACTTATGCTAACGGTTCGTCTGGTGTCGGTGCTACTTTAACTGGTAACTCTAACGCAGCACTTCCTGCTCAAGATGGCGTAACACTTGTTGTCAACGACCGCATCTTAGTTAAAAACGAAGTTGCGCAAGCAAACAACGGTATCTATACCGTCACTCAAGTTGGTAGCGGTTCGCTGCCATACATCTTGACTCGTGCTACCGACTCTAACACTTCTGCATTGCTCGTTTTCGAAGCTGTGCAAGTTGGTAACGAAGCTTCGACGCAAGCTGGATTCGCATACCGCGAAGCAACGGCTAATCCCATCACAATCGGTACGACCGCAATCGTATATATTCAGTGGGCAACTGGTATCTCGTACACTTTCGGCAATGGTTTGCTGACTTCTGGTTCGACGATCAGCGTTCTCGCTAATCCGACCAATCCTTCGATCCTCGTTGGCGCTGCTGGCGTGTCTGTTCTGCTCAATGCAGCTGGCGCATTGTCTAGTACTTCGACTGGATTGCAAGTCAACCTCAATCCGACCAATCCTGGTTTGGCTATCACGTCAAACAACCTCGATGTCAAGTATGGCGCTGCAATCGTTGCAAGTGCTTCTGGTATCGCATGGAATCCGGATGGTTCGTCTCTTGAAGTTAGCTCGAATGCTGCACGTATCAAAACTACAGCATACGATCAAGTCACTATCACTGGTGGCGGCGGAACCGCAGCTAGCGTTGCTCAAGCACCCGCTGTTCGTGGTACTTATGTTGCTGGCCAATCGTTCAGTGCCAACACTACGTACATGGTTCGTTGGGGTATCACGGCAAACGGCGAGACTTCTGGTCGCGTCTACGCAGCAGATATTACAACTTCGTCTTTCGATCTTTTCTACGTCATCGGAACAATTTCGCCTACTGGCGCAATCGTTGCTGGTAACAACGTAACAGTTACACGTTTAGGCCCTCAAGCTTTAGGATCGGCTGATACCGCATTCGGAAGTGGAACTGACGGCAAAGCTGTTTTCTTAACTGCTGCTGGAACTTTCTCTTTGACCGCTCCTTCGGCTTCAGGTCAGGCAGTTACGAGAGTTGGTATCGTACAGGTCGGAAGCGCAACGAATACTCTTTGTATTCTTGACGTTGCTCCTGTGGCGGTTGGTGTTAACTAATGGCTAGTACCTCGGCTCTAGTTTTAACGAATGGTTTCCCAAGGATGACCGCTATCGGCGGTGCTCCTATATACGATCAGAGCATTTCTGTCGTATCGTCTGGGACTCCTCCAGGTTCCGTTACAGGACCCGTTACGATTGGAACTGCGCTAACCCTGCCTGCCTCTGGTACATACCAGATCAGTAGTGGCGTGGTTAGCATGAACATATATCTAAACGGTGATCGTTTGGAGTATGGAATTGATTGGAATACTTCGGGCTCAGGACCAAATTTTACAGCATTCGTGCTGACTTTGGGCTTAGTTGTGGGCGACAGGTTAGATTTACGGGTCGAGTAGATTCGTTACGTGATATAGGATAACAGAGGTTAAAGATGCCAACTCAAATAGATATTAGACAGTCAGTATTACGCTCCGCATTAACGATGGCCGGTTCAGGCGTCAATGCTGGCGTAGACACTATTCTGATTGCCAATGATCCTTTGATTCAGCAGTTGTATCAAGATCGCAACATCACGCTTGTCGATGGTGGAACGATTACGTTTACTGGAACACAAATCCAGTTCACGCAGAATCTTGACATGGTAATAAACCAAGCTTTGGGTGCTACCGCTGCGGCTGTGACGATCAGTCTTGGGTCTGCCAACGTAACGCTCAATAACGGTGACATGTGGTATGCGATTCTGAATCGCTCTGCAAACACTGCTACTACTGCAATTGCTACCGCCGCCGTTGGTCTCCCTGGCGTATCGAACGCTAACCAAAATATCATCCTTTTAGCTAAACGCTTTGACTCTGCTGACGGCACCCAAATGGTGTACTTCCGCACTGGCATGTCTTTGACTGCTGGTCAATCCGCTCGCCTAGGCGCAAGCGGTGGAAATGGATCTGGCTCTGGAACTGGTGATGATCTAGATTCGCTGAATTTCAGCGTAAGCTTTACTGATACTTTCTCAGATTTGTCTACTTCGTCTTTGACTTCTGTTGATAACTCGGCTGGTCATACCAACGCTGTATATAGTCCTTCGAATAAATATTACACTCTGTCATATGATGCTTCAAAAACCGTAACTGGTACTGGCACTTCGATGACTTTGAGCGCCACTCCTGCTTACACAGTCGCAGTCGGAGATATGCTTCGCGTTGGAACTCAAGCACGCAGAATCACAGTTGTAACTAGCCAAACAGCATATACGATTGAAGCAGCATTCACTACGAATCCTACGGGAGCAGCAGCTTGCGTTTCGCAGGCGGTTTATACCAAAGACTTAAACAACTTCGCGGTTGACGGCGTTGCTCCTAGTGCAATTTTCACTGGAAGCATCAACAGCTTTCTATTAATCTACAATGATACTACAACTGGTACGATTTACAATTATTTAGATCCTGCTTTGATTGCTTACACGGCATCGGCTGACGGAACTAGCTATACGAGCGTTGGTGTTCGTGAATCCAATCCTTCGATTGAAGCGTTTGCAAACTCTACGCCTACCGCTGGATCAAACCTATATTTCCGTTTCTTCTCCGATGCTTTGACTGGAAGCGGCACATACAATCTAGTTGGCTACAAAACCTTTTTCCAAAGTCAAAATGCCGTGGAAAGCGGTGGCGTACTAAATCAAGCTTACGCCTTCACCAATAACGTTGGTACTCCCTACAACTGTACGGTAACTGGTGGAAATGGAACTGCTACATCCATTGGACTTACCTGGAACTATCCAGTTGGATTGAACGTTGGCGGACCAGATGGTTCGCTACAAGTTTATCTGAACGGTCAAAAGATTCCACGTTTTATCAGTTCAACATTGACTCCTGACGCTTCTTATTTGGAAGTTAGCGGAACCGCAATTCAGTTAGACCGCGACTACTCAAGCCAAAATTTGAACATTGAAGTTGTTCAACAAGTCTATGTTGTTGATAGTAGCACTCAAAATACTACGAATATTTCTGCTCTTACCTCGTTCATCAACAATGCTTATGAAGTAGATAGAATTTTTTCAACTGGTACATCTGCTACCTTCCGTCCAGATTATATGTTCTTCACAGCATCGTGCAATGCCACTACTGGTGCGACATACACGAATAACGGTGTAACTTTTACTGTTTATCAAACCGTTGCTGGATCTGCAATTGTTATTGCAAATGGAAACTCAGCGCCCACCACAAGTGGCGTTCTCACAAAAACTTCTGGAACTGGCGATACCACAATTACTTTCTCTTCTTGGAAGCTTCCTACCGCTATTCGAGTAAAAGTGCAAGGTCCTGGCGGAAACGGTGGCACTACTACCGGCACGACATCTGTCCAGAACTCTGTCGGCGGCGGCGGTGGCGGCGGCGGATATGCAGAAAAACTTATATATGGATCTCTTTTAGCGTCTTCTTATACGTATACCGTGGGCACGCCTGGAACAAGTTCAACTTTCGCTGGCGGCTCAATATCTTTGACGGGCGGCTCAGGAAGTACAGGCGCTGGCGGAGCAGCAGAAGGCGTCGGACCAATTTATGGAAGCGGTGGCGCTACAGGTGGAACGGCTTCTGGAGGCGACATAAATTGTGTAGGACAGTTCGGATGGCCAGGTATTGTGCTCGCTCTAGGACAATATTTAGCAGGATTAGGTGGAAGCTCAGTATTTGGATTCGCCATTAACTGCAATCAAGTCGGTAGCGGCGTGGGCGTAGCAGGACAGTCTCCTGGAGTCGGCGGCAGCGGAGCAAGTGCTGGTATTAACCAAAGCTCTTTCGCAGGTGGCGCAGGCGCAAACGGCGTCATCGTCATACAACAGCACTATGTGGGTGGATAATTTATGAGTAAAATTCAAGGCGTACACATTCCAGCAGACAATAAGAATCTAGCAATCAATGGAAACTTTGATTTCTGGCAACGATTTGAGGGAAACACTACCACTGTCAATACGGCCACTTCGTTAAACTCTTCTAATAATTATTTTGCAGATCAGTTTTCGTTTGCCACAGCTGGTGGAACAGTTAAAAACTTTTCGGTTGTTAGATCTACAAGTGTACCAACGATAGCGCAATCTGGAATGGAGAGCACGTATAGCGCTTTGTTCACGATGATTACTGGAATCGCATCACCCGTAGCTGCTGACTACGTAATTCCATATTTATACAAGATGGAAGGCTTAGACTTTCAGAGAATTTACCAAAAGACGGTTGCGATTGGCTTTTGGTGTTTAGCTAGCGTTCCTGGAACCTACAATGTTGCAATAACTAACGGAGCTTTTACTAGAAGTTACAATACTTCTTTCGTTATCGCAAGCGCTAGCACCTGGCAGTTTGTAACGGTAACAGTGCCAGGAGACACTGGTGGAACGTGGAATTTCGATAATACACAGGCATTTGTAGTTTGCATAGGCGCATACGCCGGTACGACAGGCACTACGTCTACGCCAAATACATGGCAGACTGGGGTATTCTACGCCGCAACAGGCGGAACTAATTGGCAAGCAACTAGTGGAGCTACTCTTCAGATCGCGCAATTTTCTATCATGGAAGGCGCACTTGGCGCTGGCCCTAAAGGGTTTCAACGCCAGGGTAAAGGTCTTCAACAAGAATTAGCTCTTTGTCAAAGATACTACTTCAAAACGTTTTTGGCGGGTACTGCTCCTGCCCAAAATGCTGGCAATAATAATATTTTTACATTCCCACAGACTGTGGCAGCCTCAACAGGATTATCAACAAGCCCTTCTCTTTGTTTGCCTGTTACCATGAGAGTACAGCCAACATGTACCTCTTACAATCCTTTGGCGGCAAACGCACAGATACGAAATACAAGCACCAGTACTGATTTCTCTACAACTGGATTTGTAGAATCAAACACCAACTATATTTCTGTCACTGGAACTTCTCCTGCTGGTTCATCGGCGGGGAATTCATGCGTGATACACATAACAGCTGAAGCGGGAATGTAAAATGAATTATCAACAAGTTAATGACCAAAATTCAGTACTTAGAACCAATATGATTACCAGACTTAACGACGATGGAACGGTATCTTGGATTCCCAACGATCCCGCCAACAGTGATTGGGTAGCCTATCAAGCATGGCTTGCAGCTGGAAATACTCCAGAAGCACCTACGGAATAATATATGCCAATTACTAAAGCGATTAGCTCAAAAACGAATACAAAACAGCTTACGAATGCTGACTCGCCCAACAATCCTAATCAGGTTGTAACGGCTGTCTATGGTCCCGTAGCGTCTACTGCTGGTCAAACCGTAATCAATTTATCGTTTGCGGTAAATACTTCAGCGACTTCCAATTTCTTCTTATATGTTGATGGCAAACTGTTGTCTTTAGGCGCTGGTAACGATTACACATTTACTAGTATTCAGGCCAATGGAACTAGCTCACAGGTTACTCTAAATCAATCGTTACCTGCCAACTTAAATATCCAAGCTTTCTACTTGGGCGTTGTTGTTCCTACTTTCTCACTGTCTACTCTGACTGCTTCTGTCAACACTTTGACCGCTAGCACTCCTGCAAATCAACTCATCAATGGTGGATTCGAAGTTTGGCAACGTGGCACTTCAACCACGATAGCTAACGGAGCTACTACTGGCCAGTATCAAGCTGATCGCTGGTATGCTAAGAACTCGTTGGGCACTTCAGGCATATTGACTTATTCTCAGACTGCTGGAGCCAATACTGGATCTAAATTCGGAGCAAGTCTTCAAATCACTACTGCTCCTACGGCTTCGCAGGCTAATGGCTGTGAGCTATACCAGACACTAGAGAATCTGAACACTATTCCTTTGCTCAATCAAACGCTGTCTTTCTCTTGTTTAATCAAGGGCCTTAACAACGTTACTTCTATTGGATTACAGTTTTACTACGCAACTACTGAGATTAAAGTTACCACCCCACTTGGATCAGAGCAATCTGTAACCGTTACAAACTCTGGTTTTGTTAGTGGAAAACTACAAGGCATCGCAATTGGAACCCTACCCACTAATGCCGGATCTATCGGCGTTCGCATCAGAATTTTGGGCGTTTCCTCAGGAAACACTTACGATATCAGCAATGGTTTCGTAGTCGAACAGGCCATGATGAACATTGGTGCCACTGCTGCAAATTTTGCACGTGCAGGACGCAACTATGCCGACGAATTTGCTATGTGTCTGCGTTACTGCGAAGTTTTTGGACTAAGCGCTGCAAGTGGCCGTCCAATGGCAATGGGTACGGTAATTTCATCTGGTAGCAATCAATTTATTATTGCGTTTGCCGGTAAGAAACGCGTAAACGCAGTAGCTACGTGTAATTCGGCTAGCTCATTTGTGATTTCCAACGGAACTAATACAGGTTCTGCCACGGGATTTTCCGACAATGGATGCGGAGTAGATGCAGGATTCGTAATTTTCACGGCTACTTCTACTTCTGTTAATGCTTCTACTTTATTGACGCAATCTGTAAGCACAGGCCGCATCTTCTTCGATTCGGAAATATAGGATAAAACATGGCACTTACAAATTTAAACGCAGTTCCCTTAAAAAATCTAGCCATCAACGGTGCCTTCGACTATTGGCAACGATTTGAAGGCGGAACGCAGACTTTGACATCGGCTGGCGAATACGTTGCAGACATGTATGTTTCCACCGTATCTGGTTCATCGACAAAAAGTATTTCGTTTCAAAGATCTACTTCTGTCCCTACCATAGCTCAATCTGGATTCAATAGCACGTACAGCTTCTTGTGTACTAGCAATACCGCAGTTCCATCTCTTGCTGCAAATGAAAACGTATGCGTCGCAGAATACCGAATGGAAGGCCTGGACTATGAAAAGATCCACGCAAAAACCATCACGCTTAACTTTTGGATGAATGCGTCTGTTGCAGGCGTATATTCGATCTATTTCTTGAATAACGCAGGCACACGTTCTTACATCACTACTGTTACTCAGACTTCTGCTAGCGTATGGCAGCTTCAATCCGTAACTTTGACTCTAGACAGCGCGGCCAATTCAGCCAGCTGGAACTTCGACAATACTGTTGGTCTTAAAATAGGCTTGTGTGCAATATCTGGAAGCACTACCCAAACAGCAAATCTTAACCAATGGCAAGCAGGCGGATTCTTGTCGGCTACGACTGGAACCAATTGGTTAGCTACGGCTGGCGCTACGGTACAGCTTGCGCAGTTTTCTATCGCTGAAGGTCCTATCGGAACTACGGTTTCTGGATTTTTACGAGCAGGTAATACGATCCAACAAGAACTGGCTCTTTGCCAACGCTACTATGAAAAGAGCTACGACATTGGGACTGCTCCTGGAACCGCAAGTTCTGTTGGAGTATCCAATTTTACGGCGGTTGTTACTGGTCAGAATATAAATACGCTATTTTTTAGATCAACCAAGCGCACAGAGGGCACTGTAACATTTTATGCTTACGCCGCAGCGAACACGACGGCCAATTGGACATTGAACGGTACGACCAATACTGCTGCTACTCTCCAGGTTTCTGGCACTAACTCTATTTCGGTGAGCGTTACTGGATCTTCTGGAAATCCAAATTTAGCAGGACATTGGACCGTAGAGTCGGGACTGTAATCATGACTTATCAGCAAGTAAACGACAATCAAGGCAATCTGCGCACTGATGTTATCGTGCGTACCAACGACAGCGGATCTATCTCGTGGATTCCTAATGACCCCGCTAATAACGACTGGATCATCTATCAGGCCTGGCTTAATGACGGCACCGGCAACGAGCCCTTGGCTCCCGCTTAAACATGAAATATTTTCCAATGGTTCAACCGGCAATCGACGCCCAAGGTGTGATTACGGAAGGACCGACAGACAATTTTGACGGTGGAGACACCGCACAGCGCGAAGGTATGTTCGCTTTCGCAGCTTATTTGTTACACTCTTTAGGAAAGATGGACGATGCAGAATTCGGATTTTGTTCTGATCGGTATGCTAAAATTATTTCTCTTCTTAATGACCCGAATCATTCTGGGCTCATTAGGCGCTATCCTGCTTTGCCATTTTGGGGTGCTTACTCTGACAGATTGTCCAGAGATCAAGCTACCTCTAATCTTCCTGCTCTTGGGCTTCTCAACAGAACTGCTCTTAAAAGCTTTTGCTGGGCTCATCTTAAGTATCGAGGATTACTTTTTCTAACCAATACTAGAAATAATGGCGCTTTGCCAGGCACTCCAGCATATGCTTGGAAGCTTCCAGACATCACAGTATTGGACTTTCACGGTATGTATGTTCGTGCGCTTAGAGCGTGGCCTTTATACCCATTCTTGTGGCTTAGTGATCTAGCTATGCCAGTAAATGCTCTGATTAAGGTGTTTTCTTATGGAAAGGTTTCAACTAATAATGATGACTTGAGCTTTTTGATGGAGCTATATCAAGCAGAAATGTCGATGCCGACTCTTTGGTCCAAGCTGGCTAAGTGGATCTACAAGTTCAGACCACTTCCTTCAAATTGTGGCGATACTAAGAATCCAGCACAAGCGTGTATGAACGCCTACTTCAATGGCTCTAACCCAGGACCTAGACTTGATCTAGTCTATCTTGAGATTAACTCGCACTTTTTTGGTTAATCGAATATGACTTCATTACCTTTTGTTATATTTATTTTTTTGATTTTTTCCATATCTTGTCATTTTTTACCATTTCTTCTACGGATTTTCTAATCAAGTCATTGTCTTGACCTAAATTAAAGCGTCCAAAACTATCATCTGCTCCCATATCAGATCCTTTGGTCCAGGATATTCCCGATTTACTTAGTAATTCTTCGCATTTTTCGTCTATTTTGCCCCAGTAAAACATGCCATCGTGACAAACAGGGCGTCCTTCGAAGAACTTTTCGAGCTTGCTCCATTCCTCGCGGTTGTTATCCAGATTACTCTTGGCAATTGTTTCAAACAAATCCCAATCAAAATCGAACAGAACATTCTTTAGGATCTCGACTGAGGCCACGGATATGCCGCAGTACTCGCCCACTATCAGTTCCTTGATACGCTCAGCAAGCAGGTCATCATCGGTGGCAATCCAGCCCACGCGCAGGCCATTAAGCCCTAGAAGCTTTGAGTAGCTACCACAGAGAACATCGTGGGCAATGACAGGTACAAAGTATCCAGCCAGGTAAACCCGATTGAAATAGACTGCATCTAGTATAGTGGGAGCTATGCTAAACCTTATGCCACTCGTAAACCCCTGTGGATTCGATGGAATATCTAGCAAAACCACGCCTTCTTCAGGGTCAATTCCTTTGCTTTCTTCAAGCTGAATCAATCCAGAAGCCTTAATCATAGAGGGATAACGCAGATACCAAGGAGCATTCCTAGTGTAGCAAATACTCTTTCCACGTTGTTTCATAGCACGTAGGGCTATTGTGGCTGCACCAGTTGCTCCGTTTGTAATGTAGACGTGTTTTTTGGTGATGCCCATTTGTCGCAAAATGACATCTCGTGTAATTTGTATCAGTTCTGGATCGCCGTATCTGTCAGGGTAATCAAATTTGCTTAGACCATCTTGGGTAAAGACTATCATCTCTCCATGATAAGAATCTAGGAAGGCCTGTCGTATGCAGACGCTATTGCCAAAGCCTAAGTCGTATTTCATTTTGTCTTTACGCCAGCACCAGCGGCGGCAATGATTGTTCCAGGCATTCCCTCTTGTCCCCTGATTAGCTGAGTCAATTGAACCTTTATAGCTCTATCTTGAAGCTTGTCAGCAAAGTCATAGAAGGCTTTCATAACGTGTACGTAAGAATTACAAAGTATCTCACCTTGCTGAGTCAAAGAGGCATTGTTTCCACGGGCTAAATTCTTTACGCGTGCGGCAATTTTATAGATGTCAGTCGAGTCATTCTGCTTAGCTTCCCATTCTTCAATCTCATCCATAGTCATTTCGGACAGTTGCTTTGGATGTACCTTCTTGATTTTAGTCCGCTTTTGACTAAACATGCGCTCTAATTCTTCTTCTGACATTTCAGGGCCAAACTTAGCCTCTTCAACGTTGGCTTTCATGTTTAGCTTGTCATCAAATTGGAGTCCTGGCAGACCAACGATATGGCCATCGTCTTGCTCGATTCTTTCGATTACACCGAAATTTGGCTTAGGAGGGCCTTCTTTAACCATTAAATGTTGATCGGCTCTAGATAAGACTGCGGGTAAGTTCTTAGGCACTTTGATTGCTCCAGCATCTACTTGACGTTGATAATTTGCCTCATTCCAACGGCGGGTATCATGCTCGCCCTTGATGTTTCGAAGCTCTTTAAACAATAGCTCAGCATCCTTGAACCATTCGTCATCGTCGTGCTCCGAAGCATCCATAGCATGGGTCAACAACTGCGAGAATCGTTCAATAAGCACGGTTTGCATATTGGAATGGGCAATAATATGAGTTATATACTCATTAAAACTGATAGGATCAAGTGGGTATTTCATTCTGGGTCCTCAGGAAAATTTAATTTTCCACAAAACTCGCCACGTGTTTCTTTTGCGGCTTTGTCGAAGGCTTTAGCCGCTTCTTCAGGTGAATCAAAATATCCTAAACGTATGACCTTGCCCTTGTTGCTTAATTGAGCAGTCCATTTTTTCGTGTTATTATAGAAATATTTTACTACACCTCTATATCCAGTGGTATTGTCTGATCTAAGATTAACCTGATTAGCAGTATTTTGGTGGCTTTGGCATACTCTTAAATTATATTTTTGATTGTTCAGAGTGTCGCCATCTATATGGTCTACATCTAAATTGGTATCGGTAACTCCTAAGATATGCCTATGCATCCTGATAACCCTTGGGCTTTCACCTTTAACGTAAACGGAATGATGGGCATAAAATGAATCGCCATTTTTGTTGTACCAGGCATGCCATCTCATTTTAGAAATTCTATCAAAATCTTCATCGTCTATCAAGGCTATTTGGTCTTGAGTTAATACGATTTCTTTCACTTTGAATCCGTGCGATACATGTCAAAAAGGCTAAGTTTAGTTCGTTTTCTCGCGTTTATACCAGTGTCCAATAAAATTGCCTCGTACTTTTCAACGACTTCCCAGGCTTGTTTTTCGGTCAATTGATCTATAGTTTGTTCGTCCACTTCAATCTCTATGAAATGTGCCTCTTTATCGGAACCTTCAGATACTACAGTATAGAACACTATTGTGGCATCAGCGAAAGTATAGATGTAGCAGGTCTTGTGGATCTTTCCTACTTTATTAAAACCCATTCTTTCAGCGCCAGCATGGATCTCTTCTGGTGGAGTTCCTGTTACTATCCAATTGCTCTCGAAACGATTGATAGAATTCTTAGCACCTTGGCGTTTTTCTTTTATAGTCCACTGAGCAAATAGGTTGCCGTTCTCATCTGGCGTTTCGCAATGGCGATAGCGACCAAAAGATCCTTCGTCCTTGACATAAAAAATGTCTGGACCTTTTACGTATAGATAGGATTGCTGGTCTGGAATTTTACTGGCGATCTTTTTAAAGATAGGCAACACGTCCAATTCTGTACGGTATTTGCATTCGAACTCAGTAAATTTGGACAACTTTTCTTCAGTTTTCATATTATCAATGTTCGTAGTGAGTTTCTTTGCCCTGTAACCACGCACCTAAAAGAATGCGTTTGCCAGTATTCTTGTCAAAAAACAAGAAATTAAGCTTATCATCGGTTGTCCAAACCCGAATACGGGGAATTGGTGCCGTCAGACCAAGCTGTTTCTGGTACTTTGCAAGCATCGAAGTCAGGTCACGCTGGATGGCATCTGCCTTATCCATGTTATATCCGCCCTCAATGGTTTTCTGAAGAGGGCCGAAGCGCTTCTCCATCCATATCAGGACTTCAATTTCGTCCATGTCATCATTCATGTGGTTCTTCCTCATTTAATACCTTGTCGGCGAGACCCAGGTCTACAGATTCTTGTGCAGTTAAGAATGTATCATGGTCAAGCATCTTTTTCAAGGCCCCTAAAGTAAACGATGTATTCTTCTCTTTAATCTTAGCCAGATACATGTCTTCCATCCACTGGTCGATCTTGACGCCCTCATCAGACCATTTTCTGGCCGTCTTAGCGTGATCGCTGACACCCCAGGTGCCGTAGTGGATCATTTGGCGTGAAGTAGGAGCCATAATACGCTCGTCAGCCGCCTGAAGGATAATTGAGCCCATAGACATAGCATGTCCAAAGACTTTAATCGTAACCACTGATTTGCAGGCTAGGATAGCGTCATACATGGCAAAACCATGGTACTCGTCGCCGCCTATGTTATTCATCAGGATTGTGATTGGCTCTTTGTTAATGCCTTCAAGGATATGCAGATTCTTCACGACGCGCTCTGCCATCTTTCCATCAGTTCCAGATTCACCATCGTTTAGATCGAACTCTTCTGAGCCCATCCAAATAGTTCGGGTTGGGATATATAATCCGTAATCATGGAACTTGTCTACGTCGTCTCGGTTTACTCGTTTGCTCATTCTGTCTTCTTATCAACGTGTTTGAAAGCACTGTGGATGGTTGTTTTCCATTCTTTTTCTTTAAAGTCTCGATCTGGGGTAAAAAAACCGCCCAATATAGTTATTGCATCTTCTATTGAGTAACCTGACAAGCAGAATTCGAAGGCTAGCGCGAACCATTGATTTGACCGACCTTTTCGTGGATCTAAACCGTTTATAAGTCTTTTCCTGGCCCAAGGTCGGATTTTGTCAAATGCTGTTACGCCACTCTTTTCTCTTAATGGCCCTTTAACTGGCCTAGCCTCAGGATGCTTCTGTAACCACGCTACGAGGTCTTGTATATCCACCGGACCTTTGTATTCCAATAACTTCTGTTGCTTCCCAGGTTCCCTGTACGCGCCTGGTATGCGTATGCTACGGCTAGGGTTGAAGGTCTTCTGATCTGCGATTGGTATGGCTTTGAGTATCCATTGAGCAAACATCCGGTAGACGTCTTCATTAGGAAGATCTTTAGACAATGAAATCAAAGTGTGAGCAGACCTATTTCCCGAAAACACCACACAACTATAGGGAATACCAATAGCATGGATATGAGCCAGCTGTGAATCTATGGTACCTATGTCTATCTCTACTAAAAAATTGCGAAATGACGTACAGTTTTCATCGGTTCTCCATCCCTTACTAGGGTTCAAAGACACCAAAGTAAGTCTGTCGCTATGTACGTATTCTACAGGAACGTTGGCATTTGGAGATACTAGAGTTACCTTGTCGGAAACAGCATTCTCTATAGGTATTGAATGGTATCCAAATTTATTGTGACTAACGCAGACACGCTCCCCTTGTCTAAACATTAAGCCTAACACACTCTTGCCTTCTGGACTCATTTAGATGTCCTACCGTCGCCTAGGATTTTTGGTGAATGGATTACGTTTCATTTTCTACTTTACGGCAGAACCAAACGCCGACTCGTGTACTTCTTTGAGGGCTTTGTGTTTGGCTTCAGCCGCAGTTTTTTCCTCAAGTTGTTGTTTTTGAATCT